TACGGAAGAAGTGAACAAGCACGTGGATAGTTGTATTGGCAATTCAAGCAGGTTCTTGACGATAACGGCGTACCCCATTCCGCAGAGATTGCAAGGTTCGAACTTGCAAGGACATTATGTGATTACGCCTGCATCCAGTTTGACGAAAGGATTAAAGAGCTTCGGAAGAAAGATTCACGGTTTAACGGGTTTACGTTGGAATACCTGAAGCTTTCCAATGTGACAAGGATGATGAACCTTGCTTCCGACTGTTTGAAAATCGGGAAAACGGTCAATATGAACACAGAGCGGTGTACAGCAGCATTTGATGTGCTGGTAAGAAAGCTGTCGGATGCGGATAATATTGCCAACGCGATAAAAGTTTAGTGAGATGAAGCCTATTTATAACCTTATAACCCTCCTCATGGACTGGCT